AGGCGTGGCACGACGCGCACGACACGGAGGTCCTGGCACGATACGCAGAGCGCGAGAAAAGCCGCCTGGTGACGGGGTATAAGCGAGAAGCACCGAGCAGGAAACAGTTTTTGAAGGGGCGGAGGAAATGACGATCAGACCGATAACGCTCCGAGAAGCAAACGCCTATGTCGCACAGAACCATCGGCACAATACGCCGACGAACGGGCACAAATGGAGCGTCGCGTGTTATGACGGGGACCGGCTGTGCGGCGTGGCGATCTGCGGTAGGCCGGTGGCGCGAAAGCTCGATGATGGGTTGACCGTGGAGATCCTGCGCGTCTGCACGGACGGGACACGGAATGCTTGCTCCATGCTCTATGGCGCGTCTTGCCGAGTGGCGAAGGCAATGGGATATAAGCGCGTCATTACCTACACGCTGCAATCGGAGCCGGGTGCTTCTCTACGCGCCAGTAATTTCACGGACTGCGGCGAAGCGGGCGGCACATCGTGGGATATGCCAAGCAGACCGCGAGTGGTCGTACAGGAGACGATTTTCGGGGTGGAGCGCAAATACCCGGACGAGAAGAAAAGACGATGGGAAAGATTGCTATGATGCGGATCACACTGCGCGGCTGCCCGCCGTCACTGAACGAGTTCGCGGGAAGAGAAAACACATGGGAATACCGGAAAGCAAAATCCCACTGGACGGCGCTGGTGTGGACGATGTGCCGCGCCTGCAAGGACCGACAGGCGGCGCCGTATCAGCTCGCCGACGTGGAGATCATGTACTATTTCCCGACGCGGACACGGCATGACGCGGACAATTACTGCGGGAAGTTCCTGCTGGACGGTCTCACGAAGGCCGGCGTGATCGTGGACGACAGCATGGATCACATCCGGCTGCACATCGCCGGAGGGCATGACAAGAAGCAACCGCGGACGGTGATAACCGTAAGAAAGGTAGAAGAATGAATAAGAAAGTCATGTTTTCGTCGAAAACGCCGGAATGGGAAACGCCGAAAGACCTATTTGACCGGCTGGACGCGCTGTATCACTTCGATCTTGACGCGGCCGCGACACCAGAAAATGCGAAGTGCCGGAATTACTTTACGGCAGCGGATGATGGTCTGCGGCAACCGTGGGGGGGTGCGTGTGGTGCAATCCTCCATATGGCAGAGAGATCGGCGCGTGGGTACGAAAGGGATACGAGGAAGCGAAGAATCCGGGCACGGTGGTTGTGATGCTGCTGCCCGCTCGGACAGATACAGCGTGGTTTCACGACTACTGCAAGCGCGGCGACGTGGTATTTTTGCGAGGCCGTTTGAAATTCGGTGGAAGCAAAAACAGCGCCCCGTTTCCAAGCATGATCGTAAAGTTTGGAGGGATCATCCATGAGTGACAGAGACATCGCCCGCGTGATGCTGGAAAACGCACGTCTGCGGGCAAACCAGCTTCTGCACTGCCGGGGCTGCGCGAAGCTGACGCGCCATCCCTGCGGCGCGTTCTGCTGGTGCGAGCGGTTGGGCGCGGTCGATCCCGACGTGGACGGATGCAGCAAGAGGGAGGGCTGACAATGGGTAAGGAGTATATCGAGCGCAAGGCGTATGCAGATGGTCGAAGCGCCTGCATCGCGCTTGGTGCAATCCCCGCCGTCGATGGGGAAGGATAGGGGCAAAAAATGAAAACGCCGTGGATTAATCCACGGCGTGAAAGAATAGATCGGCCAGCATCTACCGAGCATCGGCAAAACTGTATTCTTGTCCCATGCCGAAGCCGAAGCCGCATTGGAAGGAGAAAATCGTGGTCGGAAAATATAAAGTTATTACCCTCTGCGGAAGTACCCGGTTCAAGGACGCTTTCATGGAGGCGCAGAAGCGTTTGACGCTTGATGGCTACATCGTCATCAGCGTTGGTCTCTTTGGTCATTCGGGTGATGATGAAGTCTGGAGAGAAGGAACCAAAGAAATGCTGGACGATATGCACAAGAGAAAAATCGACATGGCTGATAAGATATTTGTAATCAATCCAGGAGGCTATATCGGCTCAAGCACACGTTCTGAGATAGATTATGCAAAAGCCAATGGCAAAAAGGTCGTATATATGGAGCCACTGAAGGAGGAAACATGACAAACTTTGAGAAACTAAGAGAAAGCAGTCGTTACATGGCTCATGTTTTGGTACACGCTTGCGCAGATGGTTGTCCAGAAACCGTAGAGAAATGCGAGAAAGATAAAGACGGCTGGGACGCTTGCGAGGCGTGTTGGCGACGCTGGCTACTGATGGAATCGGGGGAGGAAACATGAAATCGACGCGAGTAGATAGACGCGATTGCCCGATGCGCCATGAAGAAAACGGGAACTGCTTACCGCACGGCGGATTTTGTCTTGCAGTACCCGCAGAAATCTGTCTTGCCATGCATAACGCATATAAGCACGGTGAGCATGATGCTTTCAATTGTTGCATAAATCGGCTTGTGTATTTGCAAGCCGATACGCCGAAGGAGGAAACATGAGCATCAAAGACAACAAACAAGAATACCTAGCAGCTCTTGAAAAGGCCCATCAAGAGTTTCCACTCGGACAGTATAAATATACGCCGCAAGATTGCCCACGGCATGACTTTAGCTTCATCGTGTTTTGCGATGGCGGCACTTATGATATTGCCCGTTGTCTTAAGTGCGGGAAAGAAGCTGTCGTAAGGTGTTCTTTCGATGACGATTATGATTGAAGATTCCGACAATGTTAATTGCAAAGGCAAAGGAGGGCGAGACATGAGCAGTTACAAGTTGGTTATCCCGCCAATGACAATCCATTTCTGTGAGGAATACCCGATGCGGAAGAAGCCCGTAATGGCGGTCAGTTTCGACGGCGAGAACTGCCAATACAAAGTCGCATCTTTCAACGATGAAAAGACAATGCGTTGGTTCGTCGAGTGCCTTGACGATGCGCTGAAACAGGCAAACGTGAAAAGGTTCCCGGCAGAGGAGGGCGAGTGATGAGCATCATCTTAAAAAACGGGACAGTTGTGAAAGATGTTCGGTGTTATGAATGCGGTCGTTCTGATATTGTTCGAGGAAAACTATTTTGCCTAAACAAAAATGGAAGATGGGTAAAGTTGCCGGAGGAAGCGCACTGGAAATCGGGATACTGTTCACGATATGTTCCGCGGGAGGTATAGGTAAAAAATGAAAAATTGCACAGGAATCGACTGCCCGATGCAACACGGAGTTGTGGAGCCAGCGACGTGCGCAGTAGTTAATAACTGCCAATATGCAACGCCGCCCAAGACCAACGCCGACCGCATCCGGGCTATGACGGACGAGGAACTGGCAGCATACCACTCACGTATGATAGGATGCCCGTTGAATGAATTGGAGAGCTTTGAGCATTGCACTATTGATGACGGATGCGTGCCACGTCAGTGTTGGCTAAGCTGGTTGAAACAGGAAGCGAAGGAGGCAGAGAAATGAAATGCGACCAGTGCAAATATCACTTCGAGTTGCACGGGAAACGGTGGTGCGATAGGCATGAGACTTTCATATCAGACGATGTTAGTTCTTGCTACGTTGGAGAAAGACGAGACCTAGATGATGAGGACGAACTGAAACCCATCACCAACTATGACCGCATCATCAGCAAAACGCGGGAGGAGCTGGCGCGGTGGATGTGGGCGGTACAGTCAGGCATAAAACACGAGGATATAGTCTCGACATATGGCTGGCTCGACTGGCTGAAACAGGAGGCGAAATAGCAAAGAGACCGGGGATTATTCCTCGGTCCTTTTTTTGCACTAGGTGTCAAGGAAAAATACTTGACAGATAAAGCAAAACGGCATATCATGGCTGTAAAGGAATATTACTTGACAGCAGACGTCGAAATGGAAGGTGGGATCATGGCCGCACTCAAGGACAGGCAGAAAATGTTCATAGCGGAATATCTGCTTGACCGTAATGCTACCAAGGCAGCAATCAGAGCTGGGTATAGCCCAAAGACGGCCTATTCTCAGGGACAGCGTCTGTTGAAGAATGTTGAGATTCAGAAAGCACTCTCAAAGGCAATGCAGCGACAAGAAGAGCGCACGCAGATTACTGCCGACCGCGTGCTGCTTGAGCTCGCCAGAATTGCTTTCTTTGATCCGAGAAAGTTGTTTGACCAATACGGCAATCCAAAAAACATCAATGAGATAGACGACGATACGGCGGCGGTCATCGCAGGTCTGGACGTGGACACAAAGACGGACGGCGAATCGGACTTGCTGACGATCACGAAAAAGCTGCGTCTGGCAGACAAGCAAAAAGCGCTGGATATGCTCGGCAGGCATTTTGGGCTGTTCGACCAGCGGCGCTATGACGGCGGAGAGGACGGCAGCGGAGGCGGGATCGTGATGCTGCCGGACGTGATGGAGGGCGAAGAAGATGCCTGACATCGTATGGAGGCCGCAGCCACGGCAAGCAGCTTTGATGCGGCGATTTGAGGACGAGGCCCTGTACGGCGGCGCTGCGGGCGGCGGAAAGAGCGACGCGCTGGTGATCGAGGCGCTGCGGCAGGTGCATATCCCGTATTACAAGGGGATTATCCTGCGGAAGACATACCCGATGCTGGGGGAGATCATCGACAAGAGTTTGAATTACTACAAGCGGGCCTTCCCGGCGGCGCGGTACAACGCCAGCACGCACACATGGACGTTTCCGAGCGGGGCGCGGATACTGTTCCGCAGTTTGCAGCACACGACGGACAGAATCAATTACCAGGGGCAGGCGTATGACTTCATCGGTTTCGACGAGCTGACGCAATTCGCCTGGGACGAATACAGCTATTTGTTTTCGCGCAACCGCCCGAACGGGCCGGGGACGCGGATTTATATCAGGGCGACGGCCAACCCCGGCGGCATCGGCCACGGATGGGTCAAGGAGCGGTTTATCAGCGCGGCGCCACCAATGACAACAATTTGGGAGGAAGTACCGGTCACGTTCCCGGACGGCCATGTTGAGACGCGAAAGAAAAGCCGTATCTTCGTTCCGTCCACGGTATTTGACAACAAGATATTGCTGGAGAACGACCCGGACTATATCACGCGCCTGGCCTCCATGCCGGACGCGGAGCGGCGGGCGCTGCTCTATGGAGACTGGGACAGCTTCAGCGGGCAGGTGTTTACGGAGTGGCGCAACGATCCGGAGCACTACGCCGACCACAAATATACTCATGTGATCGAGCCGTTTCAGATCCCGGCGCACTGGGCGATCTGGTGCGGGCTGGACTGGGGATACTCCAGGCCCTTCAGCGTGGGCTGGTACGCCGTCGATCATGACCGGCATATGTACCGCATCCGGGAGTATTACGGCTGTACTGGGACGCCCAATGAGGGCGTGAAGCTGGAGCCGGGGGCCGTGGCGCGGAAGATTAAGGAGATTGAGGCCGATGACCCGAACCTCCGTGGCCGGACCATCCACCGCGTCGGCGACCCCGCCATCTGGGGCAGCGACGGCACCGAGAGCATCGGGGCGCTGATGGAGCGGGAGCGCGTCTATTTTGAGCGCGGCGACCACGCCCGCATAGACGGCAAGATGCAGGTGCATCACCGCCTGGCCTTTGACGCGCAGGGCTTCCCGCGGCTCCAGGTCTTCAGCACCTGCAAACATTTCATCCGCACGGTGCCGGCGCTGGTGTACGATGAAGCGGACGTGGAGGACATCGACACGGACGGCGAGGATCATATTTACGACGAGCTGCGCTATGTGTGCATGAAGAACCCGGTGCCGGCACCGGTGGTGAAGGCGGAGGCCCCGCGGGGATTTGATCCGCTGGCGACCGACGAACGGCCAGACCGGACGGAATGGTGGAGGAAGTATTGATGGACGAAAAGATCATGCGTGCGGCGACGCTGGCAGCCGCGACGGAGAAAGGGCCGGGCACGATGCCGCTGATCGGCGCGGCCCGGAACACACCGACGCCCGCCATGCCCATCGGGGAAAAAGAGATCAGCGAAGCGTCGGAAACGCTGCGGCGCTATAAGGCCGGAAAGGCGAACCTGGAAAGCCGCGTCGTGGAAGATGAATTGTGGTGGGAGCTGCGGCACTGGGAGACGCTGCGGCGGAACAAGCGCGAGTGCGGCAAGGCACCGTGGCCGGAGCCGTCCAGCGCCTGGCTGTTCAATACCATCCTCAATAAGCACGCGGACGTCATGGACAACTACCCGGAGCCGGTCGTGCTGCCGCGTGAGGAAAGCGACCGCGAGAGCGCAAAAATTCTCTCGCAGGTGCTCCCGGTCGTCATGGAGTACAACGACTATCAGGACACCTATTCTGCGGTGAGCTGGGAGAAGCTGAAGCACGGCACAGCGGTTTACGGCGTGTTCTGGGACACGTCGAAGGACAACGGCATCGGCGATATCGACATCCATGGCATCGATCTGCTGAATATCTTCTGGGAGCCGGGGATCGAGGACATCCAGGCGTCGAAGAACCTGTTTATTACGGAGCTGGTGGATACAGATCTGCTGGATCAGAAGTATCCGCAGTACAAGGGACGCTTCTCCGGCAACGTCGTGGACGTCAAGGAATATCTGTACGACGATACCGTGGACACGACAGACAAGAGCGTCGTCGTGGACTGGTATTACAAGGTCAACCGAAACGGCCGGACGGTGCTGCATTACGCCAAGTTCTGCGGAAACGTGCTGATGTACGCCAGCGAGAACGAACCGGAGTACGCCCAGCGCGGCTACTATGACCACGGCATGTATCCCGTCGTGTTCGATGTGCTGTTCCCGGAAAAAGGCACGCCCGCCGGCTTCGGCTACGTCGCAGTGACAAAAGATCCGCAGATGTATATCGACAAGCTGTCTGCGAACATCTTGGAAAGCTCCATGATGGCGACGAAGAAGCGGTTTTTCGTCAGCACGAGCACGAACATCAACACGGAGCAGTTTCTCGATTGGAACAAGCCGCTGGTTCCCGTGGAAGGCGAGCTGAGCGACACACGTTTGCAGGAGATCACAGTCTCGCCGCTGTCCGGCGTCTATCTGGACGTGATGAACCAGAAGATCGAGGAGCTGAAGGACACGGCGGGCAACCGCGACGTGAACAGCGGCAGCACATCGAGTGGCGTCACCGCAGCGGCGGCGATTGCGGCGCTCCAGGAGGCGGGCAATAAGACGTCCCGCGATTTGATCTCCGCGAGCTACCGGGCGCAGACGGAGATCGCCAAGCTCTGTATTGAGCTTATGCGGCAGTTTTACGATGTTTCCCGCGCCTTCCGCATCACAGCGCCAAACGGCGGGGATTACGGCTTTTTCAGCTTCGACAATTCCGCGATCAAGGAACAGGTCGTCGGTATGGATGCCGCCGGCATGGAGCTGTACCGCAAGCCGGTCTTCGATTTGAAAATCAAAGCGCAAAAGAAGAATCCGTTCTCCACGATGGAGGCCAACGAGCGCGCGAAAGAGCTTTACAGCATGGGCTTCTTTGATCCCGGCAGGGCGCAGGAGGCCATGGGCGCGATCCAGATGATGGAGTTTGAGGGCAAGGATCAGGTCGTGCAGTACATCCAGGAAGGCCAGACGCTGATGAACGTCGTGCAGCAGATGGCCGCGCGGATGGATCAGATGGCCGCCATGCTCGGCATGCCGCCCACGCAGACCGCGCAGACCGCGCAGCCGGCACAGAGCGGCGCGGCACCGGTACAGGCGAGCGCCGGGACGGCTGACCGGCTGACGAGCGACACCATGAGAGCGCATACGCCGCCGACGCCGTACATGATGCAGACGGCGAAGAACGCGAAAGCGAGCGTGAGCGGTGAATGACGCGCATTAAAGCCCGGTACGGAAAGGACGGGTACAGCATCGCCTCCACCGGCCACGCCGGCACGAACGAGGCATGCACTGCGGTTTCTGCGATCATTGGTGCGCTGGCCGGCTGGGTGCATAACAACACGGGCTCGTTCACCCTGGAGAAGGGGAAGGCGCTCGTCATGTGGCCAAAGGGCGACGGCGGCGAGACCGCGATGGAAATGGCGGTGATCGGGCTGCGGCAGGTCGCGCAATCCTGCCCGGACGACGTAACAATCGAATTGATTTGGGAGTAAACCTTATGAAATCCGGTTCACGGCCCGTAAAACCGCGCACGTCGTCACGGCGGACGAGAAACGCCGCGCAAATCCTGGCCTCACGGGAGCCGGACAAAAACCCCGCGTATGAAAGGAGAAGATATGCTCCGTAAATCCTACACTCTGTTGACGATTGATCTCTCCATGTTCGGCGAGGGCGCAACAGCCCCCGCGGGAGAGGCGAGCGCCCCGGCAGCGGCGGAAGCACCCGCAGCTCAGCCGGAAGTGCGGTATGGCAAGCAACCGCCGGAACAGACGGCGGCACCGCAGCAGACACAGGAAACCACACCGGACAAGGGCAAGCAGTTCGCTGAGCTTATCAAGGGCGAGTACAAGGATCAGTATACAGAGGCGACGCAAAAGCTCATCAACCGGCGCTTCCGCGATACGGACGCGAAGATCCAGGCGATGCAGCCCATTGTTGACCTGATGGCAAAGCGCTACGGCGTGGAAAACGGCGATCTCGCAAGGGTCACGCAGATGCTGGAGAACGACAACGCTTTCTGGGATTCCGTCGGAGAATTGGAAGGCAAGACCGGCGAGCAAAAGCTGTCCGAGATCAAAAAGGACATCGTGATCGACCGCCTGACCAAACAGCAGCAGTCGCAGCAGCGGCAGTATCTGGCCCGGATGCAGTATGAGCAGTGGGAAAAAGAAGCAAAAACCATGCAGCAGTCCTATCCGGACTTTGACCTTGACATGGCGCTGGAAAACGACGTTTTTGCGCTGATGCTCAAGAACCGTTATCCGATGGAACAGGCGTACAAGGCCGCGTTTGCGGATCTGATCGCAGCGCAGGCCGCGGCGTCCAGGGAGAAGGCGGTCACGGACAACATCAAGGCCCGCGGCAGCCGCCCGACGGAGGCCGGCGCGAACGCCACGCCCGCGTTCACGGTGAAGGACGATGTGTCGAAGCTCAGCGGGAAGGAAGTGCTGGATTCCTTCAACCGCATCCTCGCAGGAGAACGCATCACATTTTCAAGGTGAGTTCTCCGAAAAATTGAAAGGAGAACACAAAAATGAAGAAATTTTCCCTGCTCGACATCGACTTTCTGATGTTCGATCCGACCTATGACGGTGGCTCCGGCACGTCCGGTGTGCTGCTGAACACCAACACCACCACGCAGGCCAGTCTCTCCGACGAGAACAAGACCTATTGGGACCGCGCCCTGATCGAGCTGGCCTCCCCGGAGCTGGTGCATGACCAGTTCGCCCAGCAGCGCGACATTCCTGCGGGCAACGGCAAGACCATCGAGTTCCGTCAGTTCGACCCCCTGCCTGAAATGACCACGCCGCTCACCGAAGGCGTCACCCCCGAAGGTCAGGAGCTGTCCGTCAACGCCATGACCGCGCAGATCGCGCAGTACGGCGGTTACGTCACGACCTCCGACATCCTCGACATGACCGCGCTCGATCCCGTCGTGGCGCAGGCCACCAAGCTGATCGCCCGCCAGGCCGGCGAGACGCTGGACACCATCACTCGCGACATCATCAACGCGGGTACCAACGTCATGTACGCCATCGGCAAGACCTCCGGCACGGTCAACAGCTCCGCGCCCACGTCCCGCGGCGCTCTGGGCTACACCAGCGGCGTCACCAACAACAACATCAGCGTGGACGACATCAAGCGTGCCGTGCGTGCGCTGAAGCGCCAGGACGCCCCGAAGATCCGCGGCGACTATGTGGCGATCATCCATCCGGACGTCGTGTACGACCTGATGCGTGATCCCGAATGGCTCAACCCGAAGGAGTACGTCGACACGCAGGACATCTACAACGGCGAGGTCGGCAAGCTCTACGGCGTGCGCTTCATCGAGAACACCCGCGCGAAGGTCTTCAAGGCCCCGTGGCTGACCGAGGGCAGCAAGACGCTGACCGTCAAGACCGCCGTCACGAGCGACGACGATGTGGACGTGAAGGAGAAGATCACCGCCGCCGACGCCACCGCGCTGGCCGGCAAGACCGTCCTCATCGGAGGCACGGAGTACACCATCGCTTCCGCCACCGCGGGCAATGCCGGCAGCGCCGCGATCAAGCTCTCCGCCGCTGCGACGCTCGCCGCCAACGCCGTGATCTACAATGCCGGCGCGGGCGCGGACGGTGTGGACGTCTATTCCACCCTGGTGATCGCTGACGACGCCTATGGCACTACCAAGGTTTCCAACGGCGGCTTGCAGCACATCGTGAAGCCCCTCGGCTCCGGCGGCTCCTCTGATCCGCTCAATCAGCGCGCGACCGTGGGCTGGAAGGCGACCAAGACCGCGAAGATCCTCGTGCAGCAGTACATGCTCCGCATCGAGAGCACCGCGACCCCGTAAGGAACCAACAGGGCGGGGCCAACCACCCAGCCCGACACGAAAGGAGAAACATCATGGCAACCAAGAAAGAGCCCCTGGCGGAAGCCCAGGAGATCAAGGAGGCCCCGGCCATCGACCGCGGCGAAGAGTATGTTTCGTTTCAGATCCCGTTCACCGGCGCGGACAGCAAGCCCGTGATGATCGGCGTCAACGGCGAGTTCATCCGCGTCCGTCCCGGCGAGACCGTCCAGGTGCGGCGGAAGTTCGTCGAGGCGTATAACAACGCCCAGACGCAGGAGAGAGCGGCCTACGCCGCCAACATCAAGGCACAGAACGCCTCGCGGAAAGCGCTGGCGGAGCTGTAAGAGAATACATTACCGCGTGAACCTACTGCCGGACAGCGGCAGGCCGCGACACGGCGCGGCGACGCATGGGGGTGTGGCCTCCGGCGCCGCCGCGCATTTTATCAAGGATGTGATGTGACATGAAAATCAGCGAGGCCATTTCGCAGGCCCAGGAGCTGACCGGGCAGGTGGTAAGCACGGCGCGGCTCGTCGGCTGGCTGAGCGAGCTGGACGGCAAGATCGCGCTGACGTTCTTCCGCGAGGACGAATGGACGCCGTATGATCCGACAGACCTGACAACGGACCTGCTGATCCCGCAGCCGTGGGATGGGCTGTATCGGCACTGGCTGGCGGCAATGACCTATTTCTCCAACGGCGAGTACGACCGGTACGAGAACGAACGCGCCATGTTTGAGGTAGCGCTCAAAGAATACTACGGATACATGCGGCGGAGCGGGCGGCCGCCGTGTGACAAGGATATCTTCTGCGGCCAATGGCTGACAATGTGAACAAGGAGGAAGGACATATGATCAATTCCGGAAACTTCACGCCGATCTTCTGCAAATCGACGGACACCAAGCCGACCGGACCGGAAATCCCTAACGGGACCGTGATTATCGAGGTCGATACCTATAAGGCGGACTTCTACGACGCCGAGACCAACACCTGGCCGCACTGCGCCGGGGGAAACGGAGCGATTGAATGAGCGAAGAGAAGAAATCCTGCGGCTTCTCGCCGGAAACCTATGCCGTCATTAAGGGAATGGTCGGTTCGGACGGCGGGATTCAGAAGCAGATTTCCAGCGGCACGATCACGCTCTCTGCCGCCTGGACCGGGCCGGACGCCGACGGGGACTATTCCCAGGTCGTGACTGTCACGGGCGCGGCGGTCACGGAGCAGTCTGTGCTTTTCGCAAACCCGACGCCCGCCGTCATTCGACAGCTGCTTGAAGACGGAGTGGCGGCCCTGACGTTTGGCAATACGGCTGGCACATTGACGGCGTATGCCATTGGCGCTGCGCCCTCCGCTGCGCTTACCATCGACGTCTGCGTTGCGGAGGTGGCCTGATGTTTTCGCGTCCGATCGTGACGGGAGTCGGAGATAATCTGTGCCCCCGGCTGGTGCTTGGCGAGACGATCAACTCCACGACGGGGGAATGGTCCGCTTCGGAGGGCACGACCGAATTGGCGTCAGATTATTTCATCCCGGTGGATTTCAGCGTAAACCCTTACTACACGCTTTCGTATAACTACAGCGCCCTGCCCGCGGCGGGCTCCAAAAGAACGATGATCTTTGCCTATAACGGCGCGAAGGATTTCGTTGGACGGACGACCGGAACCAACTCGTCCAAGAGAACGCTGAACGCGGCGTCGTTTACGGAGGGGACTCCCGCGGGGACAGGCGATCCGGCATATTTGAGAGTCAGACTTTACTACGCCGCCTTTTCGGAAGCGGACGCGGCTGTGCTGAAAATGCAGATCGTTCCGGGGAGCGACGCCAAAAAATACAGAGCGCGGAGTCTGGCGTTCTTATGACGGACCAACAACAAAAAGTGAAAGGAGAAAACTCTGTGTATATCGTGATCGAGATCCAGGCAGGCGCGAGCGTCGCGACGCTCGTCAACAAGTACGCGGACAAGAACGCGGCGGAATCGGCGTTCCACAGCATTCTGGCGGCGGCGGCGGTCAGCGCCGTGCCGGTCCACAGCGCCGTGCTCATGACCGTTGAGGGCGTTCTGCTCCGGTCCGAGTGCTATAAGCACGAGACCGCGCCGGTGGTTGAGGAATGATGTATCAGGGCGTCGACACCGCCGCGCGCATCACGCCGGCGCAGGCGGCGGCGCTGCGGCGCGAGGGCGTCAGCTTCGTGGGGCGCTATCTCGGCAGCCCGACGCTTGGCAAGACCCTGACGGCGGCGGAGGCGTCCGGCCTCCGCGCCGCCGGGCTGGCGGTGCTGCTCTACTATGAGATCGCCGGCACGGAGGCCCGGACCGGCGCGGCCTGCGGGACGGCCCACGGCAAGGACGCCCGGCGCTGGGCGCAGGAGCTCGGAGCGCCCGACGGGACGGCCATTTACTTCGCCGTCGACTTCGCGCCGGCGGCGGGGGACATGGCGCAGATCGAGGCCTATCTCCGCGCCGCCGCGGCGCAGCTGGGGCCGTACCGCTGCGGCGTTTACGGCTGTTACGCCGTCGTGGAAGAGATGGCGCGGCGCGGCGCGTGCGGCGCTTACTGCCAGTGCGTGGCGTGGAGCGGCGGTCACATTTCTCAATTCAACGACGTGTATCAGTACCAGTGGCAGAACGGCGCGGAGGCGAAGGCGCTGGCGGCGAAGACCGGCTTCCCGGTCGATCTGTGCCGCTGCGAGGACATGAGAAAGGCGGGAATGTGGATGGCAAGCTATGCACAGTATGAAGACGGCGACGGTGTGATCTACGTGCCGGAGACGCCGAAACCGCAGAAGGAACCGTGGTATGCCGGGGCGATGGCCTGGGCGGAGGAAGCCGGGCTGATCCGCGACGGCAGGCCGCGGGACGGTCTCACCCGCGCGGAGATGGCGACGGTCATGATGCGATATAACGCCATCGTCGAGGAGAAGTTCGCCAAGATTGCAGAGGCGCTGCTGCTCAAGCAGCCGGAGGACGACAAGATCGTCAGCGGCCTGATTTCTGACGATTGAGGAGGAAACAACAATGAAGCTCAACGATAAGCTCTATGACGTTTTGAAATGGATCACTTTGATCTGCCTCCCGGCGCTGGCGACGTTTTACGTGGCGCTGGCGGGCGTGTGGGGCTGGCCCTATGCGGATGAAGTGGCAAAGACCGCAAACGCCGTGTGCGTGCTCCTGGGCGCTCTGCTGGGAATTTCCACGGCGCAGTATTACAAGGGGGACAGGACAAAATGAGCGACGGCGTTGTGATTGCAATCATCACATCGGCCACGTCGCTGCTGCTGGCGCTGGTCAACGCGGTGATCGCCGCGCTCCAGCGCCGCGCGCAGAAGAAGAGCGGGATACAGGCGCGGCTGGACAAGATCGAGGAGAAGGTGGACAAGCTCGCCGTCCACAATGATCTGCAATATCTGTCTCTGCTGCGCCTGACCGTCATGGACAGCGATATGCCGATGTCGGAGCGATTGATCGCCGGGAAAGATTATCTGACGCGCGGCGGCAACGGCGACGTAAAGAAATTCTATGAGGATCTGGAACGGAAGGTGAATGCATAATGGCAGGCGGACTTGCGGACCTCGATACCGGATTCCCGGCACGGAAGGGAAGCCAGGAGCAGCAAATATCCGCGGTCTATGACTACCTTGTCATGCTGCTGGAGAACCTGCGCTACATCCTGCGGAACCTCTCGCCGGAGAACTTCAACGAGAAGGAGACGCTGGACTGGATCGGCGATAAGATCCAGGCAAACCATATCGTTTCCAATACCATCATCACGAACGAGCTGTATGCGGAGTACGGCGCTATCGCCGACCTCACCGTGGACGAGCTGCGCACGGATTATCAGAAGGCCGCGCGCTATTTCGCCGGGAACACGTCAGCGCTGGACTTCCTCTACATCCACGACGAGCAGATCGACTTCCTCACCGGCACGGTCCATGTGGAGGACGATACGCCGCTGACGGAACAGCTCCACCATCGGGGCCGATACTTCTGGTGGACGGACGGGACGAAAACAGAAATGACCTCGCTGGAGGAAACGCCCTGGCCGGTCACGGTCTATCAGTACGACGAGCTTCTGAAGGGGACGCTGCGCTTCGAGGATTACGCGCCGCCGGGGGGCGGGGCCGTCACGAAGGTGCCGGTCCTCGTCCTCGGCGCGGGCTACGGCAACGTCCTTGACCCCGCGAAGGGGAAGGGCTTTCTCCGCAAGGGGACGGACAGCTTCGACGTCTGGCTCCACAACAACGCCGGGGAGGACCGGGGGCTTTTTATCGGGGAGCAGTACACCGACGTCGTCGGCCTGCGGAAGACCACGGAGCTGGACTTCTCCGGCTGGGACAACGGCAGCTTCACCGAGGAGATCGACGGCGGGATCGCCGCGGCCTATGAGGTGGACTTCGACGCGCAGGACCGGCCCGTGAAGATCACGGACGGCGCGGGGCATGAAACGGATGTGATATGGGAATGAACTACGACAAGAACAGCTTTCTCGCGGGGCTCGCCGTCGGGCGGCAGCTCAAGGGCTGGGCGACGGCGCTGCGTCATAGAATCGATAATTTTTCTGCGGATGCCGTTTTCTCTGTGCTGCGCTCGATTGCCGTCATTGCATCTCAGGGGTCTGTGCAAATCGCAACCAGCCCAAGCATAAGTTCATGGATTCGCGTTGGCGATGAAGTACAGATCGACGCAGATGTAACTATCAGTGAGCAGATTTCCGGAGCATACACAATCACAGCTTCAATGGAGGTTGAAGAATAATGGGATGGACAAATAACTGGACTGCAATGAAAAACGCGCTGCTTTGCGGATGTTTTCGGAGCGGCATTTCCACGATGACGAATATGACTGGTAATGTGATTGAGACGGGGCTTGACAACACTGACGTCAGGGTTGCAGTTCCCTCGCCCAT